GATCTTGACCGTTGTTTCGGTGTTCTTGCCGTAGACAGGGAACCGGAACGAGCCCCGATCAAGGTAGATCTGATTCAGCACTGAAGAGCCGACGATGTTGCCTGTGTAGATGTACTCGTACTGGGCTTGATCGACTCCAACAGTGACTTGGATCTTGAAGAACGAGGTGTCCTCATACAGAAGGTTCATGTGCTTCAGCTGGTAGCGTCCAGTCTGCAATGCAGCAGTTCCGCTCAAAGCCCGCGATGGGAGCCACAGGGTGGAGAACTGGAAGACCATCTCGTACTTGTAGCCAATCCAGACCGGAGTCGTGCTGTAGTTGCCCACGGCGACGATGGTTCCAGCAGTATCGGTATTGGGTACATACGAGGTTCCGGAAGAAGCCAGAATCCGGAGGCCATTCGTGGTGTAGATCTGACTCAGGGTCGAGCTATAGGAGTACGGCTTTGGAAGATTCCAAGTCGTGAGTCCGGTGTTGCTGTTGTATGTCCCAGTTCCGGATGCGAAGTATGCACGGGCATCGAGGTGTGTAAGCCAGTTGACACCAGCGACGATGTCCGCATCTGTCTGGTCAACGCCGAATCGAATGCGCTCCAGCACGGGATTCTTTGCAGTGTTACGCAAGGTCAGCAGGTACAGGTACGAGTCAACGAACTCGGCCCAGATCACCTTCGCCTTCCCACCAGTCGCCACATCGGGAAAGATGAACTTGAACCAAGCGTTCTGAAGAGATTGCTCTGAAGTACGGAGATACTTGTAGATGTACAAGTCTCCGTCACTCACAGCAGCCATCATGTCTTCCTGCGTTGTCGAGGCGATGGCCACAGGCTTGCCGACGATGTACTTCGGGACAAGATCGCTCAGGGTGTTCACGACATACGAGCCGTCGATGTTTGGCTGTGGGACAAGCTCACGGATGCCCGCATACCCACCACCACGGTTGTACGGAAAGAAGACAGACAAGCCGGAGGAGACAGGCTGGATGTCTGCATACGACTCGTAGTCACCGATGGGAAGCAGCGAGACGCTCTTGGGACTCAGGATCTCTCCTCCACGGAGGACAAGCTGAGTAGACTCGGTGAACAGCAGAAGCTCTGTGTTGAAGACAACACCGGACTTCATGGTGCTGATCTTCTGGCTGCTGCTGGAGATGTCGATTGGATCTGAGTCGGGAAGATCGAGAGTCGTGGTGCGCCAGAAGTTGAAGAACTCCGAAGCCTCGCTCAGGATGATGTTCTCCCCGCTCAGGAATCCAAGACGGTTCTTGAACAGCACCATGTTGGCGATCCGCTCGCCCACAAATGTAGGGTCGCTGTTTGTTTCGAGATCGCCAGCTTCTCTTTCTCCCCACTTGAAGCTTGTGTAGGTCACCCCTGCCGGAACATTGCTCGCAGGAGTAGTTCCATCTGCCTTCTTGAACATGAATGACCCGTCGCTCTGACGAATCAGGATGTGAGGCATCGTTCCGTAGTTGAACTTGTACTTGATTCCCGGAGCAATGGTCTCACGCCAGATGCCCTTGGAGAATGTCCCGTCTTCAGCCTCGAACTTCACATAGTAGTCATCGATGCCAGACTCGGGAGCCCCAAGAACTCGGACGATGTGGCCATGCGGTGCGGTGTATGGGAGATCCTCGAATCGTTGAATCTGATCGCGGATAAGTACTGCACCCTGTCCACCGAAATCGTCTTCAACGGACACCGTGAAGTTTGTCCCTCTGGTGATCTTCAGGACACCATCGACGGCAATAGCCGTGTAGCTCTGTTGACCATTGATCAATGCCGCCAAAGCATTTGCCACATGGTCTGTACCGATTTCGTTATTTGCCCCAGACTCCTTTGGGCTTTCGTGGGAGTAGGTAACAGTTCCGTTTCCAGCAGCGTTCGTCAGGGTTACCGATGTGGTTCTCGCGTAATTGTCCTGCTTGATGTACACCAGAGCGATCTGGTCGTAGTTGATGCTCGTTGTCGTGGTCGAATCCATTGCAACCACGGTCGAGCTGTTGCTGGTGGCCGTGTTCACGATGAATGTGACATCTGCAATGGTCAGAGCCTTGATGGTGTCCCGTGTTCCACCAGTCAGGTAGTTCTTGGCTCCAGTGTCGTAGTAGACATTCTGGCGAGTGCCATCAAGGTTGTAGACGAAGATCTCGTCCGGGTGGATCAGGCAGATGTACTTCTCGTTGACATCTCGGATGATCAGGTGGGGCTTTGCAGCAGACTCGCTGACAAGCGCAAGAATCGCGTTGTCAGTTTGCTTGCGAAACTCCACAATCTTCGACGCTGGAGGACGCTTGATAAGCCCTTCGATTGGGCTGGGGAAAGCGTTCTCCATCACCTCGCATTGATTGCTGTCGCGCACAGCAGGAGACTGCTGGCTGACTCCTCCGATGAGGTTTGGGATCGACTGGGTGATCAGGGGCATCAGTAAGTCCTGTAGGAGGCGTTTCGCATGATGACGCTGGCAGTCGAGTACTCATCGAAGATCGAGTAGTCGGCAGTATCCATTTCGTACTCGCGCATCTTTCCAAGAGCCATGACTTCATCCTGAAGATTGAAGACATGGTGCTTCTCAGATCCCACCATTCGATCCATGAAGATGCGGGAAGCACGAATCATGATGTACCTGCGGGCTGGCTCCGGAATCTCCTCGAAGTCCAGCATGACGATCCGAGTGACCTCGATGGAGCTGGAGAAGACATACGAGTTCGTGGCCTTGTTGTACAGCCTGTTTCCCCGCGTGACGATGTCAAGACCTTCGGTCGGATCCGTATCCACCCGAGCGACATTCTCGGAGACATACAGAAAGCCCGAGGCATCCGGAGTCATCGTCACCTTGTACTCGATGTTGAAGTGCCAGCCATACGACTGAACTTCACGGCTGACCTCGTTCAGGATCTGCACGGCGATCAGAGAATCGGCCCGCTGCGAACTCAGGGAGTTCACAGGAGGCTCTCCGATTGTGGACAGCATCGTGTTGATGGCTTCAAGTTGGCTGGTCTTCGTGAGCATGAGTACCTCGATAAATGGGCGGTAGGCTCCAAGAGGAACCTACCGCCCTTGTGTTGTGCGTTCAGCCGTTAGGCTGAGTTACTGATCAGGCGATCAGCTCGTAGCAGCACTCCTCGCGGAGGATGCCGTGACCCATTGCGTACTTCGCGAGCATGAGCGTACCGAGACGCTCCATGATGTACTCGCTCTCGACCGCAAGGTCCATGAGCTTGACCGTACCAATGCCGTCCGTGTGGAAGACGATGCCCTGAGTCGCGCTGTAGTCCAGACCCGAGTAGCCAGTGTCAGCACCCGAAAGGTCGTTCTTGATGCCAGCCGCACCGTGAAGAGCGGACTGGGTCGAGGACTCGTTTGCGGTCGGGATGTGGTTCGACTTCATCACGGTGATGCCAGCGATCTCAACGATCTGGCCCTTGGCGATGTTGCCGTTACCACCGTAGTCCTTGTTGATGGCAATCTTCGCACCATCACCATTGACCAGCTTGTAGTAGTTGGCCGGAGTGAGGATCGCATAGCGATTGTCCATCGGGACATTCTTCTCATCCATCCGCTGGGCAGCAGTGAAGAGCGCAGCGATGAGGTCTTCCGAAGCCGTTCCGGTGGGAGTCGCATCACTGACATCGATCTGAGCACCGAGGTACTGAGTCGAGGTTCCCGAAGCCACGCCGTAACGGTCGGTGGTCTTGCGGGCCGCAGCGATGACGGTGCGGATCAGGTTCTTGTCAGCGGTGTACGCAAGAGCACGACCGATTTCCTTCGAGTAGGTCGAACGGACATCGTAGTGGTTCTTGAGTTCATCGATGTCCGCAACGAACACCGAGCTGAGGAGGACATCATCGATGTAGATGAGCTTCTCGTTGTGCTTGAAACGCTGGAGGTACTTCGAGCTACCCGTGTTAACACCAACGGTGTTGTTCGCCGGAGAAGTCGAGGAGACGGTGTTGGCGAAAGCCGTGGTGTCACCAGTCGAAAGAACCGATTCACCCGGAGTGTGGTATCCAGCCGACGCAACGCCAGTCACGGCGAAGGAAGCGACCTTGCCCGAGCTGATGGTGCGGACCTTGGTGAGGGGAAGCATGAGGTTCGCTTCCTCAAAGCTGGCGATGATCTCGCCCGAGAAGACCTTGAGGAAGAGTTCATCAACGCCTCCAGCCAGATTGATCTGGCCAAGACGAGAGGGAGTGGCTTCGATTGCCATTGTTGGAGATTCCTAGAAAGAGTGCGTGTGAAAGTCTTGACCGTTAGGCGCTACTCTTGAGGTTATCCCACGCATGGGGCCACAACTCGCAACCCGTCCCACCCGTCAAGAAGGTGAAACTTCCTTAGATTCCTCCACAAAGCTAGGAGGAACCACATACCAGCCTTCGGGGATGTCCACAATGTTGTCCATAAGTGTCCATTCCCCGTCGATGTAGGCGTAGATCCGTGCCTTGGTCTCAGGGCCGATCCTGATCGGACTTGACTCCGGAATCAGCACGGCTCTTGTGCATCCACTGGCGAATCCGAGAACCAGCACGACGCAAAACAGCAGGATCCCGATCAGCCTCGATGGCCTTTCGGGATCCTGCTGCAAGCTTCGCGAAGAACTCAAGGAACGCCACCACCAGCGTCTTGAGTATCTCATTCACTTGGCTCCGGCCTCTTCACTGGAGACATCGTTGTCTCGTGCCATGATGAGGCCAATGCCAGCCATGACTGCCGCGCTGGTCGTAGCCACATCGAACACGGTGTTGGGATCGTTGTCGAAGAGAGCCGTGAGTGCAGCACCGACAGCGGTCAGGATTGCAGCAACTCCGGCAACGGTGGTCTTCCAAGACTTCATGTTTGCTCCTTATCGGCTGTTGACCCCGAAGACATTGCTGTTCTTCAGGCGGTTTTCAAGATCACGACGGTACGCAGGATCCTTGGAGTAGCGCGGATCCTTCATGGCGGCGACAACTTCAGCAACGCTGCGGAAGACGCCACCAGAAGGACCAGTGACCTCTCCCTGAATCAGCTTGGCTGGCTGGCCGTTGGACTGGACATACCGAGCCTGAAGACCACGGACAGCCATCTGCATGGATGCGCTGTTTCCAGCGTCCATGATCTCGTTGAAGGCGTCGATCTCCCCCTCCTCAAGGTTCTCAGCGGCCCACTCCAGCATCGAGTTGTACTGGGCTTCGCCGCCAGCCATCGAGTAGATCTGCTGGGTCTGGCGTTCGCCCACGGCCTTGACACCATCGACATAGTTGCGAACGACATTCTCAGGAATGCCCTGTGCAACCAGCTTCTGGATGCTTTCCTCGCTCAGGTCTCCGGTCTCTGCGTATTCCTGAGCGTAAGGCTCGAAGTTCAAGCCGCCCGGAGTACCAGCGTCAGCCTGAGGATCAGCCTTGGGCTTCTCCGCAGGGGTCGAGAAACGCTTCTCCAGTTCGGAGTATGCCTTGGCAAGATCCTCGGGCGACTTGAACTTCTCAGGCAACCACTGAGGACGCTCCACGGGTGCGGGAGTGTTCTCTGCTGCCTGTGCTTCTGCCACGGCCTTTGCCATGGCTTCGTCAACGGGTTGTTCCGGCGTGTAGATGACTTGGGTACTCATGCTTGCGGTCTCATGTTTGTCTGAGCAATGCCACTCATCGACTTGATGACTTCATTGCCGTGATTTGCCAGCAGGTTCGACTGCATCTGCATCTGCTGCTCTTGGGCGAGTTGCTCTTCGGTCTTTACCAGCCCAGCCGTGTCGATGCCAAGGGCGGCTGCGCGACGATTCATGTATTCACGGACATCAATGTACTGCTGGATCATCTGAGGGCCAAGGATCTGTCCGATGCCCTGTAGGTAGACATCCAGTCGGTTGAGGTCGTTTCCACGGCCAAGGGCGTCGATGCCTGTGACGATGGTCGGAGTGACGAAGTCCTTGGGGAGCTTCGGCATCCTGCGGCTCTTGGTGAGGCGGTCGATGATCCGTCCAACCAGCGGGAGCTGGAATTCCTGAGACAGGATCGAGTAGATGCCGCCAAGCTGCCGCTCGATGCTCTGGGTGACAAGGCGAACTTCTTCGGCAGTCACACGCTCTGCGTTGCGGATTGTAGCCTCAGTGAGCAGGAAGGCGTAGCTGAGGCGTTCCGAGATTCCCTGAGCAGTAGTCAGGGCAACCTGAAGATCCTGTCCCTTGTTCACCTGAAGCACGGAAACATCCGCAGCCATGCCCTCTCTGATCGCTCCATTTGGAGCCTGAGCCAGAGTCTTGGCGCGGGTGGTTCCAGTCGGGTTCACGAGGAAGAGAACCTTGGAGGCGGCTGCTGCGGCTTCCACGATGCTCTTGGACAGGCTCTCAAGCGAGATCAGGTCTCCAAGATACTGCTCGACATACGACCGCCCATAGTCCTCGCCGTCCACCCGGTTCATGCGGAGGGCAAGGAAAGGATTCTGCTCCATCGGGTAGACACCGTAGGAGTCTGGAACAATTTCTCCCTCGACCTCTTGGTAGACCTCGACCTTGCCATTCGGCATGGTGTGGCAGCAGGTGTAGATGTCCACCGTGTCTTCGTGAGAGCACATACACGAGCGGACGAAAGGCTGGATCTCCTCGGGCAGCATGGCCGGAGAGACCGTCTCCTTGATGACGATCTTCTTGGCATTGCCCATGGGATCCCGCTTGACCACGAAGCGATCAAGCTTGATGACCCGCATCGGCCCATCGTCTGGGAAGTAGAGAAGCACGGAGCCGCAGACGATCAGCTGCTTCATTGCCTCAAACAGGCTGCTCCGGATGCCGAGAGATTCGATCTCCTTGCTGACACGACGCTCCAGTTCAGCAAGGCTTGTCTCTACCTCCCCCTTCGCATTGGGCGAAAGTGCCATGAGCTTCATCTGGGCCTTGGTGTCCAAGATGAATCGGAAGAACGGAGCGTTCGGGGGAAGTAGAGACAGCAGCAGTGCAGAAGCAAGGTTGTTCACGCCACGCGCACCTACGGATTGGTAGGGGGTCGGAAGGCGCTGGGCCGATTGATCCCCGTCATCCGTCATCAGGTGCGGCAGGGTCAGTCGAGCGCAATCTCGGGCTCGCAGCAGGTAGCTGTGCCGCTGGTTCTCAAGATTGGCGTAGGTGGCCTTCGCGGTTTGTGGCATGGTCAGGCTCCCGGAACATTGACGGAAGTTGAGCGGGGAATGGTCAAGCCACGCTTGCCCTTCTTCTTGTAGGAAATCTCATCCCGAGCAGGAGCTGGGGTTGACTGAATCATGGCCGGAGCCGTAATGGGCGGCGGAGCAGGAAGAGTGACCTTCTCCACAGTGCTCTGGTAACTGCGACCTCCAATACACATCACTGCACCTCGTTCTGCTCGTTGTAGACTTGCCACAGGGTTCTGACGAGCGAGCGTTGCCCTGCGTAGAAGAAAATATCCCGCTCTCCCATGGAGAGATCGGGACACTTCTCAGGAACTAGTTCCTCAAGCTTCTTCAGCAAGCTCAAGGGAACAGGCGGAAATTCGCCGTCCTTAAACTCATTCAAGGAAGAAACCTCCTGCGGCTTCCTTGTTCTTCCGCTCATTGTGGATGGCGTAGAAGATCACGATGTAGTTGATGACATCGAGGACGGTGTCGAGAACCTTCTCATCGTCAACCTCGTACTTGAGGCTTGAATCCGCAAGGGTGTTGAGACGGGAGAGCTTGTCGCTGAGGCGCACAAGAACACCAGTCTCGGTCTTGCAGAAACCAAGCTCCTCGCACTTGATGAAGTTCAGGAAGGCGTGGGTCTGGTCCTTGCCTCCGCTGTAGTCGTGGTTCTTCTTGCGAGAAAGTTCACGGGCCTGATCACACAGGCTTTGGTGGATTTCCATCAGTTCTTCGCGGGTTGCCATAGTCGTACCTTTCTGCTGTCCCAATCGTATTCGTCCATGCGGAGAATGCGGGCCAACCTAGCCTGATTCAACGCATATTCGGGGGTGAAGCCGCTGTTGACATACGCATCCTCGACCTCCTGCCAAGTCCCCTGCTTCAGGATCTTGGCAGCAGTCACGGGGCCGACACCTTCAAGGCCGGGGTAGCCGTCAGCCTTGTCTCCAGTCAGAGTCTGGAGAAGCCAGTTCCGATCAGCCTCTTCCGGCTTTACAAGAGTAAAGGCGTCGTGGTCTGGGTTGTAGAGCCATCCCGGAATGGTCTTGAAATCCTTGTCGGTGGAGATGATCAGGGAAGTCAGTCCACGATGGCTGTCCCGAGTGTGGCACAGGCCGATCAGATCGTCAGCCTCGATGCCGTTCTCGGTCATGCAGTGGTACTTCTCCTCAAGCATCTCCTTCAGAGCCTTGAACCCAGCTGGCTTCCTGACCTTCTTGCGATGCGCCTTGTACTCAGGGTAGATCTCCTTGCGGAAGTTGCCGGAGCCAGTGAAGTGAATGGTCAGGCTTCCCTTGGTCATGGCCGTGTACTTAGCCATGGTCGCCTCTGCCATCCCCATGGCCTCGTTGAGGTTGCAGAACACCACATCGAGATCGTCATCGAACCGAGCGCAGTACTCGCAAGCAGAGCAGATCCCGTAGATCAGGATGTCTCCATCGATGTGGACTCGGTCGAACTTGTCGGGAAGAAGATCAGTCTTCATCGGATGCTCCAATGTCTCTGGCGATGTCCTTGGCCATCTCAAGAAGACCGATGACCTCGTGGGGATCTGCGTTCGTGGCGCAGTGGTAATCAGAACGCTTGTTGGTTGTGCGCTTGTATCCGATGAAGAACATCGAGTCGTAGCGGCGCTTGATCTCTGAGACGAGATCCTCGGTGGGAATGAAGTCGAGTGGCTGGTCCATCAGTGAGTCTCCGCCCAGTTCTTACCCACACGGTATTCGCCATCCAACGGGCATCGGAAGCCGAACGAAGCGCCCGCACGACGGATCGCCTCGACCATGATCTTACCAACGGCGTCCGCATGGAGGGGAGCGCACATCAGCTGGTATTCGTCGTGAACCGCAGCAACCTGCTGCACATCGATGTCGTTCTTCTTGAACTCGTCGTGAGCGATGATGCAAGCCTCCTTCATGATCACAGCACCCGCGCTTTGCAGAAGAGTGTTCAGTGCCGCGTGTGCGCTGCGGATCGGAAGAACGCGCCCATCGATGCCCTTGAGCTGGCCCTTGGTGGCGACGATTCGCTCCACATCATCCTTGAGCTTCTGGAACGCAGGGACAGCCGTGTAGAAGTTCGCACGGCTCTTCTTGCCCTTCTTCACATCACCGCCGAGAACCAGCCCAAGCTTGGTGTCTGCTGCGCCGTAGATCAGGGCGTAGATTCCTCCCTTGGCTTGGTTTCGTGCAGCCTTGTGGCTTGGGTTCGCCTTGTCTTGCTGCTGCTGAGGAGCCAGACCAAACGCCTTCGCATTCTCCCAGTGAATGTCGCAAGAGATGACCTTCTTGGCGTACTCGCCTTTGTCGTACCGCCCGAGGAAATGCGCGAGACAACGAAGCTCAAGACCAGAAGCGTCAGCACCGACGAGAACCTTTCCTTCGGCAGGAATGAACAGAGACCTGTAGGCCGGATCGGTGGGAACCTGAGCCATGTTGGGAACGCTGTGGGTGCATCGGCCAGTCACTGCTCCGTTGGTGTTCACACGCCCGTGAAGCTTGCCGTTGATGTGAAGCTTCAGCCAAGCGTTCTCACCGTCTGCAAGCTGACCGAGACGCTTGACGCAGGTGAGGTACTTGGCGAGAAGCTTTGCCTCTGGGTAATCCAGAGAGTCGAGAACAGCCTCATCAACACGAGCACGACCGTCAGGAGTCATCTCCGTTGGTTGCCACCCGTACTTCTCGATGAGACGCTCTGCGATCTGTGTGCGTGAGCCGGGATTGAACTCCTCGATCTTCGGCTTCAAAGGCTTGCCAGTCTTCTCGCTGACTCGCGGGATCACCTTGTCTGGGAAGACCTGACGCATCTGTGCTTCGATCTCCAGCTTCTCTCGAAGGAGTGCCGCATGGAGTCTCTCGGCAGCGGGGACATCGAAGCGGAATCCGTTCCGTTCCTGCTGCCTGATGATCTCTGCGAACTTGTGCTCGACCTCCACGGCCTTCGGATCGATCTCCGCGATGTTCAGATGCTCGTACAGCTTCACCGTGACGCGAACATCCTGCTGGCAATACTCCAGCATCTCTTCGGAGAACTCGGTGAAGTCTGGAGCGTCTCCCTTGTGGAGCTTCAGCCTGTGTCCCCAAGCCTTCAGGCTGTGCGAACCCACCAGCTCCTTCGGGAAGCCGCTGTTCAGGGTTCCGAAGTCATCGTTGCGGAGATCCGGATACTTGAGGCGAGACACGACAAGCGTGTCGATGATCGGGCAGGAAAGCTTCAGGCCAATCAGCTTCTGAAGAGCGGGAAGGTCAAAGGCCATGATGTTGTGGCCGATGACGGTCTCCGCAATGCCACACAGCTCGATGAGTTGAGCAGGGGTCACTTGCTTGGGCTCTGTTCCATCGACGCTCACGACGATGCAGTGCAGCGTCTTGAGATCCGTCATGTGGATCCAGTCCTCGATCATGTTCGTTTCGATGTCTAGAAAGAGTCTCATTTGTTCACCATGTCCTCGTATGTCTTTCCCTGATCCTCAAGGAGCCGCCGCAGCTTCTTCAAAGCCTGAAGGCCACACTCCTTGATGCACTCGGGAGAGTCAGTCTTGTTCTCTTGTGAGTTCCAGATCCGAGTCACCTCGGACCAAGACCTCAGTCCTTTGTCGAATTCAGTACTCACGGGCCTCATACTCCGCGAGGCGAAGCAGAAGCTTTGTATTCTCTTTCTTCAGCCTCGTGATCGTTTCTTCCTTGGTCTCGACTGGCTCCATGAGGATCGGAGTATGCACCCCATGCCAGCCTCCCAAGATGTTGAAGTTGAAGAACTCGATGGCGTCTGTTTCATCCATACCCTCAGCCATCAGGTTGGCACGGATGATCGCGTTGTCGTAGACAGCAAGAGCCAGCTGGCCGCACCTCTGGCCGACACCGATGATCGCGTTGTCGTGGCCATCCACGAACAAGGCAAGTTCATTGTGCTCTGCGACGAATGTTCGTGGGTCATGCAAGCATCACCTTCCTGACTGCTTCAAGAGCCTGAACCAACTGGTTGAGCGGAACTTCGACCTTGGTGTTCTTGATGGCGCTGTTCTCAAGATCCTGCTCCTCGATGACCAGCGAGACCGTATCGATGTGTTCCGTCCACGCGCAGAGGATCAGTGTTGTCCTGCTGATCTTTCGCTGCTCCTCGCAGGTGATGCGGATATCCACAGTCATTTCACCTTCCATCTGATTCCTCCATGAACTGCTGAAAGGCTCCACCATGGCGAAACTTCTCGTCGGTCAGCTCCTCGACTTCGGCTCGAAGCCGCTCGATCTCGTCGGCGGCTTCGCGTAGTTCGGGAAGCAGCTCTACAGGGTATGGTCGATCACGCTTGGATATTTCCTTACGCAGCCGAGTCACGATGTCATTGCTTTCCATTTTCTGTCAGCTCCTTGAGCTTCGTCTCGTTCATCTTGATCTCGATCTTGAGCATCTTGATCTGCTCGTTGAGATCCTTGATGCGGCGGCGGATGTTTGCAGCCTGTGAATCGTTGTGAATAGCCTTGCACCACGGATGATTCTTCTTGGGCTTTACAGCGGTCATTCGATGTCCTCGTTCACTGGAAGTTCCTCGACCTCGGCCAAGCGACCATTGTCCCTGTACCACCGAAGTCCTCCTGCCAGTCCTGTCTCACCTGTGTATCGGTTCTTCAGGACGCGCAGCGTCAGCAGATTGGCATTCTCGTCATCCTGCTGATTTCGTTCAAGTCCGATCACCGCATCAGCCAGCTGTGCGATGCTGTGTGAGCCGCGCAGCTGTGCCAGCGATGTCTGTGCTCCATTCTCGTGACCACGGTCGCCATCGGGACGGCGAAGGTGCGACACGACAAACAGCGCGATCTGCGTCTCCTCGACTAGAGAACGCAGAGATGTCATGGCGTTGTCGATCAGTCTGCGCTCGTCTCCATCACCGAGACCGGACACCACGATGCTCAAGTGATCAAGGAAGACATACTCGCATCCAAGAGCCTTCGTCATGTAGCGAACACGAGCAAGCAGATTCTCTGGGTCAACCGATCCGAAGTGATCGAACATCACGACCTTGGCAACGGTTGCGTCGAACGCCTCCTTCTTCTGCTGCTCGGAGATCCCGCGTTCAGCCCACCAGTACGGGGGACAGTTGAGATGAATGCCCATGAGGTTGCGCCCGCTTCGCTTCACGGACTCCTCAAGCATCAGCATCCCAACCTTCTTGCCAGCACGGATCAGATGGCAGATCAACTCACGGCAGACCGATGACTTGCCGATGCCTGTGCCGGAGGTAAGAACGACGAGTTCGCCCTTGCGGATCCCCAGCAGCTTGTCGTTGAGTTGTGTCCACGGGTAATCGACGCTCTCCGTGTTGTCTTCGGTAATGACGGTTTCCCACAGGTCTGAACCCATGACAACTCCGTCTGGCCTGTAGGTCTTCGCGCCGTACACGGCATCAACGATCTTCGGTGCAGCTCCGGCCTGAAGAGCCTCGTTGGCATCCTTGTAGCCAGCCACGCGCCCGATCTTGGCCTTGCCCGGAGTAAGCAGGAGAGCGCACTCCTTTGCGGCCTTGCGTCCTGCATCGTCATCATCGAACAGGATGTGAACGGCATCGAAGGTCTCAAGCCACTCAAGGCTCTTCTGGAATGCCTTCACTGCTCCGGCGGCTCCGGTGGGAACAGACACAACGGGCCACTTGTTGCTGAAGACCTGCGACACGGTCAGTGCGTCGATCTCTCCTTCGGTGACCGTGACCATCTTGCCGCCGTCTCGCCAAAGGTGCTGACCATACAGGCCGACATCTTTGAACTCCCCAAGAGCCACGAAGTCCTTGGAGGGGAACCGAAGCTTCTGCGCGACGATTGCTCCGTCCTTCACATACTGGGCCACTTGGACGCTCTGGCCGTTGTACTCGCCAATGCCGTAGCCCCAGAAACGACAGGTCTCTTCGGTGATTCCACGCTTCTTCAGCGCGGAGAATGTGACATCGATCATGTTCGCCTTCCTGATGAAGCTTTGTCCAATTGTTGGACTACCGTCGCCTCGTTCTCTGTAGTTGCAGCCAAAGCACCAAGCGTGGCCGTCCGTGTACCGAGCGAGGTTGTCCTTGCTACCGCACTTCGGGCAGCTTTCGTGTCTTACGAATTCGGATTGGTTCGACATGGTGTTCTCGTATTTCGACTTCGATCCTCGGCGTGTCCGAATACTTCTTCGAGGCGATGATCCTGCACACCTGCACATCGTCCTGCCAAGCCCATCCGTTCAGCACATCGAGCAACCCCTTCTGGTAGTTGTCGATGTCGCCTATGGGATACGGATTGCTCGGGTTCTTCGGTGTGCGGCAGTAGAAGGTGATCTCGACCTCAAGAGGACAAGACAAAGGGCATCCCTTGGGACGGCTCATTTCACCAAGGGATGCCCACGCGAGTTTCCTGAAGTTGTCGTATCGCTTCTGGTAGTAGACCCTGCCGTTCCTCGCAACGCGAGGTCGGGAGGCGGCGACAGGTTCAACCCAGAGAGTGATTCGCATCAGAAGTCGTTGTCCGAATCCTCGAACGGAACGGTCGCTTCCTGCTCCTTGACGAACCCATCGGTCGCCTTGAAGCCGAAAGCATCGAAGTTGTCGCCAGCGATGTACTGGCGCAGCTCAAGCACCTGAACGGCGCGGAGCCGCAGCGAGATGCCGTGGCCCACCATGGCCGTGAAGTACGGCGCACAGTCGAAGGCGACCTTGATGGTGCTGCCCGAACCCACATTGAGGTTCGAGACCGGATTGCCCTTGGCGTCGAAGAGAGCGGGCTTCTGATCCCACTGCTTCTCGCCAGTGCCACCCTTGGCCTTGAGCTTGAACTTGAAGCGGGTCTTGCCGTCCTCGGTCTGCTTCCACGGCATATCGGCCCGCTTCAGCTGCTTCTTGCCCTTGGCCTTGCACTCGTTGGCGTAGTCCGCATCCGCGATCTTCTGAAGCTTGGCCGCGAGTTCCTCGGCTTCTGCTCCGGAGAGATCGAGATCGACGCTGTACACGCCGTTCACATCGAACTTCGTGTCCGGCTTCTCGATCTTCGGGTAGACGGCGATGCCAGCGGGGCTGGTGATGCGGACGATGTTCTGCTTGCCACTCATGTTCTGTGTTCTCCTAGTCCAATTGTTGGACTGGTTCTCAGTTGAAGTAGTACTCACTCTTCAACACCTCAGTCACATCCAGAGAACCATACTCTGGAACTTCAGGTAATACTACCAGAGAAGGCAGGTAAGTCAATACCTCTCTGCGGAACTCGGCTAGCACATCGTGCTGAAAGATGTCCACAGTAGCCTTTCGTACACAGGAAGAGACCACTGGGACATCCGCAGCGAGGCACAGGATCTGGTCATGAACCGATCCGATGTCTTGGACGCCCTGCGCTTGGCACAGGTTGACCGTGTGGCCCAGCAAGCCTCCGATGCCGTCAAGGCTGTGGACGAAATTCGGAGCAGCTCCGTTCAATGCCTTGCGCTTCGACTGCTTGCCGTTCTCCTCACGGATGGTCAGCACACGAGCACGAGCACCGATCCTAGTGGACACGGTCATCGAGTCGTAGTTCTCGTAGCGCATCCGTACAGGTAGACCAAGCGGAGTGCTCCATCGTGGAGTGATGTCGTGATCGACCAGAACTCCCATGCAGTCTCGGATGAACTTCATTCCTCTGGTGGCTGATCCAACGACATCCTCCATCGAGTTCCAGATCATCTTGCCCAAGAACGCGGCTGGCTTGTAGATCTCAAGACCAAATGGATTAGGGAGGTGACGAAGCCGATCATCGAGCCACTCCCGCGTGTAGGCAATGCAGGAGTGCTGGGTCAGTCCATAGGGCAATGTCATGGTCTGACGCTTTGTGGTGCTCCGGTCGATGCCGAGAGACAGAAGTCCCTTGGCATACGGCGAGTCTGAGACAATCAGTTTATCGATGACTCGATCAGCCACTGCTTTATACGGATCCGCAGGTGCTGAACTAGGAAGTACATTTGTCGCAGCAGCGGCGACTGGGTCACGGAGAAGAAGCGCATAGATCTGAAGTCCCTGAGTGGTGGCATCCATGCCGATTGGAAGTCGAGAGATGTAGCCGAAGCCCCGATTCCAGAAGTTCGTCAGCTCCTTACAGGCAGCGTAGAACGCGAAGGGATCGTCGGCCTCCATCCATTGTCCGTTGGCGATTGGATCGTTTCCACTACACTTGATGAGATCTGTATTACTTTCGATCCAGTTGAGGCGATGCTCCTTGGACTTCTTGTCCAGTCCCCACTTGTTGGCAGTGTGAAGCATCAGTGCCTCCAACTGCTGCTGCGTCTGGATCGGCTTGCCTCGTGCGAAGCGCAGCATGGCCTTGGCCACGCTTGTCCCCTGCGGATGGAAGAACAGCGGCAAGGGATAAGCACGGCCACGGAAGTCCAGCTGCTGCGGGTAGAAGATCCGCTCGTAGGTCTTCATCTTGTCCGCCACAAATAGGGTCTTGAGAAGCTGGAGACGCTGACTCTCAAGAGACTCGTTGTGGAAGTAGACCTTGGCCGCAGCCTTGCGCCACTGGCGACGAGAGTCCGCATTGGTCTCGATATCGTCGGGCTTCGCAGGGACTACTTCGTCCTTTGCACTTGGCAAGCCATCGACTTTCCAAGAGCCCTTCCATGCGTCATGCACTAGGGAGAGGACTTCCTGATCCACCTGCCACGGCGTGGCTTGGATGATGTTGGTCGATGAGTAGATCTTGCTGAGGTTGCATCCGGACAGCTCGGTCTGGTACTGCTTGTTCCGAGTCTTGATCAGCGGTCGAGGCTTCCAGTCCAACTGGCGGTAGCCTCCGATCCACGGGTTGGCCCAAGGGAGCGGACGCTCGACCATGGGCAGGAAGAAGGGAGTCAGTTCCTCGTGGTACTCGTGGCACTTCTTGACCCAGTCGCTGATGTCCCGGCTCGGTGCAACAGCGCAGTAGCGACGGCCACGGGCGTTCAACTTGGTCAACAGCTGGATGATCCCCGTGCGGGCAGACATCATCTCGACAAGAACCACGCCAAGAGCAAGCGCGTCTGCCTTGGCCCACCGCTTCGTGACTAGGTCTACAGCCTTTGCCGCGTCACGGATGAATCGTCGCTTCAGACCTGCACCAACAGACTTGAAGGACAGCTGCTGCATCTTCCGGAAGAAGTCTGGTTCCTCTTGGGCTAGATTCTCCAACAGGATCTCGTCCTCGACTGCCCGTCCAACTGAGATGCAGAGGGAAGTCATCATCCGTTCCGTGCTGAGGCCATCAATGATGACCTTGGAAGCAATGACTGCCATCTTCTCAGGAGCCAGCATCTCCATGAACGGGAGACATCGGTGATGCTTGCCGGGGCTATCCCGCGCCTTCGCCA